TAGAGGTCTAGGTTACTTTGCTGATACAGTTCTATTAGCAAATGAGATGAATCTAAACGGTCAATTAGATAAGAAGTTACAATATGATTTTCTTCGTATTATAGTAAAGAAAAAGAAAAGATTTAGTAAGTGGTTAAAGAATAAAGATGATGCTAAATTAGATATCATAAAAGAATACTATGGTTATAGTACATCCATTGCTAAACAGGTATTACCTCTATTTGAAGACGCTCAGATAAAAGAAATGAAGAAAAAACTAGACAAGGGCGGCAGTTCAAAGAAATAATTATTATAAATATCTTTAATGAACGAAGATATTATAGAATGGACACCGGGTGATATGTTGGAGGTTGCGTTAAACGAACCAGACGACTTTCTCAAGATAAAGGAAACACTAACTAGAATTGGTGTAGCTTCTCAAAAAGATGTGAATACATTATTTCAAAGCTGCCATATTCTACATAAGCAAGGACATTACTTTATCACACACTTTAAAGAACTATTTTTACTTGATGGTAAACCATCAACATTAACAGAGAGTGATTTGGCAAGACGCAATACGATAACTTCATTACTATCAGATTGGGGCTTATTAGACATAGTCAACCCAGATGTTATGGACAGTTATGCTGACATGAAATACATTAAGATTATATCTCATGCAGACAAAAACGAATGGAACTTGGAATCAAAATATACTATAGGTAATTCCAAAGGTAGAGCGTATTCATAGTATAAATAGAATCGTTGTGTTCAACAGAGCACAATTAAGTGTTCGTTGACAGTTAACGTATATATGAAAACGATAATGCTCGCATTACTGGCATGCATATTTGTCAGTGCCTATGGACGCGAAGAATTAGAAACATATAACTTACCGTCTGCATTTTTTGCAACAGCAGGTGATTATGTTTATATCGCAGCCCATATTAATAAAAACGGAGTCGTATACAAAGCAAGAGTACATGAAACAAATGGTAATCTTGATTTTTCACACGAAGCCTTGCAAGCAGTTAAAAACTGGATATTCAAACCTGAATACTATAATAAAAATGTTATAGTGCCAATCAGAGTTATTGAAGATTACCCAGCGATTGCTTCATTAAACTAGAAAATAAACCTGGCCCAATCTTTTTTATAAAGGTTGGGTCTTTTTTTGTATAAATATAAAGTGAAGATGCACACCAACGTGGTCTTCATACAATTATAACTCGCTTAACAAAGGAGAAAACATGACATACACATACCCAAACGGGACCATCTGGTCCGTAGGATTCGACCAAGTCTTCAATAGACTTGAGCTATTAAATAAACAAACTGCATCATATCCACCTCACAATATTGTGAAACATGATGAAGATAACTACGAAATCGCGATTGCTGTCGCAGGCTTCTCTCAAGATGACCTTTCCGTAGACTACCAAGAAAACATATTAACAATCTCGTCTAACGCAGTAGAAGAAAATGATGAGAAAGTATATGTTCATAAAGGTATCGCTAAACGCAAATTCAAGAAAGAGTTTACGTTGGGTGAATACATTGAAGTAGATGGTGCAGACTTAGTAGATGGTATTCTATCCGTTTATTTAAAGCGCAACTTACCAGAAGAAAAGAAACCACACAGCGTTTCAATCGGTACAGGTAAGAAAAAAGAGTTCCTCGCAGAATAGATTGGTCGGAGGTTTCTTTTAGAAACCTCCTTTTTTCTCTTTACATTTGTGCAGTTATAGTGTATATTATATAATGTATGAATAATTATGTAGACTTCTATACTTCCGTCGCTCGACGCGGAAACAATATTTTATATCGTGGATACGACACCGAGGGTAAACAAGACCTTCGTAAAATTAAATTCAGACCTACACTTTACGTAGAGTCAAAGAAATCAAACACCGAATGGAAAGGACTTGACGGCACTCCAGTTGAACCAATGCTGATGCCTTCTATGCGAGAGTGTAAGGATTTCATCACGCAGTATGGTGACCTCAAGAATTACAAAATCTTTGGCAATACCAAACACGTTCACGGCTGTATTCAATCTTTATTTCCAAGCGGTATCAACGCAGATACTAAACTTATCAATGTGGTAACGATTGACATCGAGACAGCATTTGACGATGGATTCCCACATCCTCGCGAAGCTTCACAAGAGATACTCGCGATTACAGTCAAATCAAGTCGCAACGATAAGTATGTGGTCTTTGGAATGAAAGACTATGATGCCAGTAAAACTGAGGTTGACCTGGATATTGAATACTTCCAATTTTACAACGAGAAAACTATGCTGTCCGCATTCCTAGAGTGGTGGAAAGAACCATTCAATACGCCAGATGTTATTACTGGTTGGAACACACGATTCTTTGATATACCATATATTGTCAATCGTATGGCTCGTGTACTAGGTGAGAACGAAACAAAATATCTTTCGCCTTGGGGATTGATAGAACAGAGAAAGATATTTGTTCAAGGACGTGAGAACATCACCTTTGATATTATCGGTGTTGAATCACTTGACTATATGGACCTGTTCAAAAAGTTTGCTTATACTTATGGCAACCAAGAATCATACTCGTTGAATCACATATCGCATGTTGTGCTCGGTGAAAAGAAACTAGACTATTCTGACATCGGTGACTTGATGGATTTGTATGATACAGACTTTCAGAAATTTATTGATTACAATGCTAAAGACGTTGCACTGGTTCATCGCATTGATGAGAAACTCGGTTTGATTGATTTGGTAATGACAATGGCTTATATGGCTGGTGTGAACTATTCAGATACACTTGGCACTACCGCAATATGGGATTGTATTATCTATCGAGAACTGATGAAGAAAAAGATTGCAGTCCCGCAACCAAATAAACATGAGAAGGTCAGTTTTGCTGGCGGATATGTTAAAGACCCACATGTTGGAATGCACGATTGGGTAATGTCTTTTGATTTAAATTCACTTTATCCTAACATAATTATTCAATACAACATGTCGCCGGAAACACTGATTAACGTCGATGGCGCAATCGGTGCAACCGCCGCGAACGGTGCTACATTCAGAAAAGACAAAAAAGGTATCATACCAGAGATTGTCGAGAAGATGTATGAAACTCGTGTTACCACTAAAAACAAAATGTTAGAGGTAAAGCAACAGATAGAAACTGACGGTAACACAGAGGCACTTGTTCGCGAGGCGACAATATTGGAAAACAAACAGATGGCGACTAAGATTCTTCTTAATTCGCTTTATGGAGCTATGGGTAATATCTGGTTCAGATACTTCGACTTACGAGTTGCCGAAGGCGTGACTCTTACAGGTCAAGCTGTAATCAAACATGCTGAGACATCGGTGAACAAATATCTACACAAAGTAATGCAAGACGATAAAGACCGTGTGATTGCTATGGATACTGACTCTCTTTATGTTTCTGTCGGTGACCTCGTTAATAAGTATTGCAAAGAAGACCCAGTGAAGTTCCTAGACAAATTTGGCAATGAGGCAATCGAACCAGTTCTCGCAAAAGCCTATGAACAGTTCGCAAAAGATTCTAATGCTTATGACAATCGAATGGTTATGAAACGAGAAGCAATCGCAGATCGTGGTATATGGACTGCTAAGAAAAGATACATACTCAATGTACATAATAACGAAGGTGTTCAGTATGCCAAACCAAAAATCAAAGTGATGGGCATCGAAGCCGTCAAGTCATCTACTCCTGCTATCTGTCGCGATGCTATGAAACAGATGTTCAATATTATTGTACAAGGCGACGAGAAGAAGACACAGAATGCCATCGCAGAATTTAGAGACTATTTCAAAACATTATCGCCCGACAAGATTGCTTTTCCTCGTGGTGTAAGCAGCGTGACTGATTACCAAGACTCACGAACAGTCTATCGTAAAGGAACACCTATACATGTCCGCGGATCGTTAATTTACAATCACTTGTTAAAAAAACACAACTTGACAAAGAAATACAGATATATAACAAATGGTGATAAAATCAAATTCATCTATCTGCTGAAAAGTAATCCTACTCGCGAGAATGTCATCTCATTCGCTGACGACCATTTGCCTAGTGAACTCGGCCTATCTGATTTCATTGATTACGATTTGCAGTTTGAGAAAACTTTTTTAGACCCGCTAGACATCATACTTAAATCAATCGGCTGGTCGGCCGAACCAATATCAACTCTAGAAGACTTCTTCGCATAATGGAAAACATATTAGGATTCGTTTACAATTTCTGTTTCATCAGCTGCTATTGGCCGCAGATAATCAAATCATTAAAGACTAAATCAGTAGATGATGTTAGTCCAATGCTTTATGTATTATCAGTTATAGGATACGCAGCGGCAACATCTTATGCTGTAATTAGATTTGGATTAGATTTTTGGCTTCTTTCTAATTACATACTTAGTGGAATGTCGGCAATTTTTATGATTGTTGTATTTTATCTGTACAAAAGCAAATAAATGTGGTATATTATATTATGAAGAAAAATAAAAAATTGAACTGTGATAATCACGACCTCCTTGTTAGAAAGGACTTCTGGCTTTCAATGGGATTATATGCTGGAATTATCATAGCATTATTAACCTTAGCAGATAAATTTTAATATGGGTAAAGGAATGGAACCAAAGAAAGGGTACGACGATAAGAAGTACAAAGATAACTACGATGGCATTGATTGGTCAAGCACTCGTAAAAACAAGCAGGGTTATATGAACTCTGCTACTAAAGTACACGAAGATAAACGTGATAAAATTTTAAATAATATTCAACAAAAGGAGATTGAAGAAGAACTATGACGTGGGCTAAAGATATAAGATGCATGCATTATCTATACAGAATGCAAAAACCCGTAGACGAGATGTCTAGAGAAACATTGAGGCAATTCCTCAGTTTTAGAGTAAATTTCATACAAGAAGAACTTGATGAATTAAAAACCGCAACCGAATCAGGTAAACCTATCGATGCAGAAGAAACCGTAGATGCTCTTATTGACATCTGTGTTGTCGCAATCGGTACACTTGATTTGTTTGGTGTAGATGCAGATAAAGCTTGGAAAGAAGTGTTGTGTGCTAACCTACAGAAAGAACCAGGTAAGAAAGAAGGTAGAGATAATCCATTAGGACTACCAGACTTAAAGAAACCTAAAAACTGGACAGCACCAGACCACAATGGAAATCACGGAAAATTTGGAAGACTATGAGTGAAAAAAAAGTAAAAGTAGGAAAAAGTAACGAGGTTTATTTCAAGACTACGACTAATTATGAATTGGAAGTTGACGGTAAACCTTTGACTATTCGTTTAGAAGAAGATTCTAACGAAGGTGTATTATGGTATCAGCATGACGAAGGTTGGAGTGAATCCCCGCCTGATTGGATTGTTGATTTAGGTGAAGACGAATGGGGCTCTCTTAAATTTGAATCATTGATATGGGAATCAAGTTTAAGTAGTTGCGTCGAAGGTGAAGAACTTATTATAGAAGAATGAATGAAACACATATAATCACTTACTTTGTATTTTGGTTTTTTATTATATTCCTTTTGTTGTTTCAATGCGCAAGAGTCGCGATAATTAATAAAGAAAAAAAATTTCAAAGAGAAGACGACAATAAATATAGTTATACTAAAGATTTAGGAAGCGAGCATAACCAAGATGGTTGGTATGATTGAGTTTACAGCATTTCCAAGTATATTTGATAACAAGACCCATCGTCGTTATACATTTGAAGATTGGAAAAGGTTCACAGATGCTCTATTCAGTATGAGTAGAACACCTGGATTTAAACCAAAGAAAGGTGAGTATTCAAATAAGAAACCATCACCTTTAATTACACCAGCAGTTTATGATGAAGGTACCACACGAGCAAATGTTAATGTTATTAAATGGGCAGGGTGGTGTGCTTTAGATATTGATGAATATGATTCAACATTTGCAGAAGCAGTTGAGCAGTTTAAAGACTATTCATATCTTTGTTATTCTACTGCTTCATCTACAAAAGAGAAACCAAAGTTTAGAGTTGTATTTAAATTAAGTGAAGATGTCGAAGCAGACAAAATCAAACACTTCTGGTATGCATTGAATAAAGAGTTCAATTCATTAGGTGACCCACAGACAAAAGACTTATCTCGTATGTACTATGTACCTGCGGAGTATCCTAATGCATATAACTTTTGTTTTAAGAATGGAGGCAAAGAACTCAATCCTAAAGAATTGATGAATAAACACGAGTACGTTGATAACAGCGGAACGTTTATATCTAAATTGCCAATAGAAATGCAAAAGGCTA